GTATACAATATAACAATAAATGGCACAATAAACATAAACGGGAAAAATAAAAAGAAACAATACAAGAAAAATGAAAATCCTCGAACTGGTCTCAAATAAGTAAAGGGTTTGTACCAGCTCACATTATTATTTTTAGTACCTTTATCCATAAAAAAATCCTCCCAATATTTGATTTGATAAAAGAAACACAATCCTACATTCACTAAATAAACCACTATAAAGAGAAACGAATAAATAAAGGGTGTCAAAATTAATATCACACTTTCAGGTAAATATTGGTTGACAGCTCCAAATAGTTTGTTTATAAAGAGATTGTTATTTGCAACGATATTTAGAATGACGTCTCTTAAATAGAGTCCAAAATAGCTGGATTTTTCTGGATCATTTTTCAATGCGTTTAGGACCCCGATTAGGCCCTCTGCATATGATTTGTTCACTTGATTTATATCGAAATCGATTTTTGTCGAACTCACCTTTGGAGTTTCGCCGAGTAACCAACCTAGTCCATACATTCCATATTGCTTGACTACATTGATATTAATCGGTATTTCTTCGACACTTTTCTCTTTTTTTCCAAATGGAAAAAAATCCATGCTATCAGGAAGCACATTTGCCTGCGCAACTTTGCAAGTATAAAGACCAATTGAACCAACTATACCTACAACTAAAAAAATCTTGATTACTCTACTTATTATCCCGCTAAAAAACCCGCTATAATCTGGCGTTTTTTCAGTTTCACCATTTTTTTTATTATTTATTGCGTCTGCTTCTTCGGCCATTTATAGGGTTCTTATATTTAAAAGATATAATAAAATATTATATTTTATTATTGTATGAAGCCTTCCTATACTTTAAAATATATATTCTTTTCCCTATTATTATTTGCAGTTATAATGAAATGGGGTTATTTTCTTATTCAAAATAAACATATTGAAAATTTTGACGTAAGTTATAAAGAAGGTGATCCAAACACACCATTTACTAGCCACAGCGTAGATTTACCAATTAATACAACCTATCAATGTACAAATATTTGCGGACCACAATCACAATGCTCTATTACGCGCGAACAATGCACAAGTGATGTCGATTGTTATGGATGTCAACCGCTCTTTCTTACAAACCAAAAGCCCGTGGAAAATGTAAGAGGACAAAACGATGCAGGACGTTTAATCTACAATCAAAATCCACAATATTCAGTTTTGACGACTGATATTGGAACAAGGGCATCATTATACGGTAAGAAACTGGGTCCAGTCCCCAAATCTTATTTAGGAGTGGATAACTGGATGCGAAGTGCAAGTGTTGGAAATGAACTGTTCGAAAAACAGATGACATTAAAGTATTCACCCGAGCCCGAAGAATATAGATTTATACCATCTTATCCTATTCGCGAGACAGCTACAGGAATGTTTATGGACGACGGACCTTTGGCCGCAAATGCATATCTGTAAAATATTTCTAATTGCCATTATCACTATCACTCCACTCATCACTTAATAAATCTATCATATCTGTGTCATCTGATGCATTATCATCCAAATCATTTAACTCGAGTATTTGTTCAACATCTTTATCTTGTTCCTTAATTAACTCTTCGATTGGTTTTACAATATTTTTCATAAAATTAGGAATATGATTCTGTTTACTTTTTTCTACTTCCTCTTTGCGATGACGCTCATTTTCGTTCATCTCGTGTTTCATTTGTTTTTCTTTATGTCTTTTATTTGATTCAATTATGTTGTGAATATTTGCGTTCATATAAGTATTTGTTGGATCCTTTGTTCTATTATCTATAACTACCCCCGAATTATACGTAAGTGTTCCCATATTATTGAGATGCCTTGTTTTTTTATAAATATCCATATATTCATTATTTGTAGTCGCATGGGTATAATAATTTGGATTAGTAGAATGTAGTGTATTAATAGTCATTCGTTTTGGTCTAGGATTATTAGCCGCAAGTGAATAAGAATTATCTTGTTTTAATCCTACAATGTTCTTATTATCAACAACCTTAATATTTTTAAAGTCTGGCAATACACGATCCATATATTTTATGTCTGCTGAATTGATCGCGCGATTCATTGATCCAGGCGTTCTACCTATCTTGTAATGATTATTTCGTTGGGGCATATAAAATACAGGATATTTAATTTTTGTTGATTATTACTTCTTTTGCGACATTTTTTATAATTTTCTCGTAATTCTTATCTTTTTCGTCCTTATCACACATTGCAGAATACACAATTTGCATATATTCATCGTTTTTCTTATTTTCAATGTCAAAACATTCAGGATTTTCCTTTTGCCATTGAGAAATTTGTTTGATATTTTTATTCGATATTACCTGAATCGCCTTCTTCATTTTTTCATTCTCTTTATTCTCCTTTTCCCATATATTCGAGTCTTTTATGTAAAAAATCTCACGCTTTAAGTCGCTGCAGTGAATGGGGCGTTTGTGCAATTCCAGTTCTTTGAGCCCATTGATAAATATTTTACTTATACCTTCAGCGTATCCCAATTTACCCGTTATTTCTAAATCTTTGATCTGTAATTGCAATGAATTTACAAAATCCATGAAATTGATCGCGTCTTTACATTGCTCATTCAAAAAGACATTTAAATTAAATTGATTGTTATTGGTAATGTTATGAATTACAGTTGATTTTTCCTTCGACATTTCAATGATTTGGTTTTGGAGGGATGCATTTTGATCCAACAATTTTAAAATAATATTATTCTTATCCATATCGTTAGGCATTTCGTCAAGCGAATTTGAAATTTCGCAATTTGTAGTCAATTTTTCACAAGTTGAAATAGAACAAGTTGTTTTATGTTTCCATAAGCCCCCTCTACTTTTGTATTTTTTTTGACAGCATTCACAGTGATAAATCGCAATTTTTGCTGAATTTGCTGAATTCTGCTGAATTTTGTTTCCATTTTTGTCACCAAGTGTCTCCTTGTGATGCTTCCTAGACAATAAATGGATTTTATAGTTATATTTCGACGAGCATGTTACATCACAATGCTTGCAGTAAAATATTGTTGCTGAATTCTGCTGAATTTTGTTTCCAAATGTTTCCATATGTTTCCATGAGATAAAATTCTAAATCCTTTTCGAAAAAACATAATTTTTTTTCAATAACGATTTTATAATTATTTTTTTGGTTTTGTGACGAATATGGTCTAAATCGATTTTTGAAACTTTTTCTCCCAAGACTAGTTTCAAAAATCCCATTTTGGACATTTATAAATGTCCAATTTTGACTTTTTGAAAAAACTTTTGGAAGAAATATTTACTTTTTTTTGGATAGAAGGTTTTTTGCCAAGTATTTGAATTATTCTTTTATAATTCGCTACAAAATCAATTACATATTATTCATTATTTTTTTTAACTCTCTGCATTAGACTTATATTTTCATCGCAGATTGGTTATTTTTGTTAGAAATAAAAACACATATCTTCCAGATAAAATTGAAATAATTCGTTGTTTTTTGTAAAAACAATGAATAAGAAAACAAATGCAGGAAATTGCTCCAGAAAACCTCGTTTCTAACACAGAATATTATTTAGAACGTTTTATGAAGGACGAAGATAATAATAGTATTCATTTAGAACCGAAATACAAAATGATCGCAAAGTTCGAAAAAACAGAAACTAGTATTTTCAATTGCAAATTTCCATATTTCAATAACTTTAGAGAACTGAAACATAAAAATGATTTAGAAAGGGGTTATAGCGTAACTCTCAATAATTATTGGAAATTCTACGAAAGCAGTAAATGCAAAATACAAAAAAACATGGAACGTCGAGCCTATAATAAGGTTTTACACCAAATAACAAACGACGAATATTTTCGTCTAGAGTTTGTATAATAATAAAAACTTGCACAATAAACATAATAATAATTACGTCGCGTAAGCCATTCCACAATTGCCGCCAATAAAAATGATTTCATTAATGCGCTCTTCAAACAGATACAAATTAAAATTATAATCGTAGATTCGCCATGTCGGCTTGTTAATGCCGACTATATTCCCCGTTTCAGGATCGCAAATCGTGAGTGATTGCGCCAAGGGATCGAGTGGCGGGACAATCGTAGTAAATTCGAATTGAATTTGGTTGAAACGACTCATATTGATGGCGCCCGACGGCTGCAAATCCAGTTGCGAAGTATGTATGCAAAAATTGTAACAATATAAACCATCGGGTGCATTGCCACTCGTTCTCGTATATTTTTCAATGTAATTGTAGACGCCAGCAGGCTGTAAATTCTCTCGGTAAGATCCGTCCAATAATAGCCCGAGCCCTACTAGAATCATTTTTTCATTTTCAGGCGAATAGGGACTGGTTATCATCCACCCTGTAAGTTTACCGTCAGTATTTACACCTGGTCCAATAAAAACAGTTTGACTCTCTGTACCATTTGATCGAGTGACTGGAAAAAACCCCGAAGTGGGTGCTTGAACGAGATCCTTGGGGATATAGTTATACGGCCAATTCGTGTAATTTGACCATTCGTTGCGCAGATTTGCGTCGCTTCGTTGGAAATAAAAGAGGTAACTCGACACCATTCCTAAAGAATCCAAATCTACACGATTTGGGCCAGTAACATTATAAAACCGATTTTCATGAACCTGTTTAATGAGATATTTTTGTTCATTCAATGCAAACATCCGCTCTTCGTCGTTGGATAAAAAACAATAAGTACAATTTAAATGAATATCGGCGTTCCATAATGTGCGGGTATCACTATAAGAGTCGATTCCCACGACGATATCGGGAGGAGGTTGCAAAAAACGGTAGAATTGCATGTAAAACAAATTGAAATTGGGTGCTACATAAGGGTAATTATTCACATAATCAAAGACGTCTCGAATTTGAAACAGTTGATTTATCGGGCGAAACGTTATGTTAATATGCAGCTCGTTATATTGCAAAGACGTTAATGGAAATGCCATTTGCGATTTCAATCCAAACCAATTATTCAGTGGTATGTATAAAATGGATCCTCTTATGGAAGGCTCTGGGCCAGCTGGCGAATCTGTATAGAACGCATTAGGGTACGAATTCACACGACTACCTGAATTCGCTGGATCATTTAATTCAGGCACATTACCAATCATTCGATCGAATAATTCCTTTTTTCCTTGTGTGAAATCTCTTTGAACGGCTGCGAGTAAATAATCGCCAGAATATTCTTGCAGTGTGTAATTGCCGCATGTAATACTAATCTTGCTTATCATTTTCGCACCTATATTTTCAATCCATTTGAATTCATAGGGCGCCCACCGATTGGCGGCATCTTGCGGATCGGGTTCTAGAGTTTCTCTGGGCGGCAAAATAGGACTCCATATGTTGGGAAGCGCAACGGAAATATAAGTGTCCATGAGCAAGTCGGCATAGCGTGGAATTTTGAAAGTGAACAAAGACTCCTCGGATAAACGAAGGGTTCTAGAACCCTCAAAATCTACGCGGAATTTTTGCAAACCGAAATTTGTATATTGAGCATAGGTGCTTTTAAAAAACGTTTTGGAAGGATTCCCATTTAAAATAATATTTTGTTGTCCTTGACTTACTAAATTCATAAGACCTCCCGCCATGGTTTAATTATATAATACATAGTATTTAATATTGTAAAAATGTTTAATATTTTTTAGAAAAGAAACAAAAGAAACAAAAGAAAAAATATATAAAATAAATATAATATAAGGAATAAATATGTCTAATCCATCATCAAAAGATGTAGGAAATCAAATTATGAAATCAATGAGTAATTTACAAGAACCAACCATTATAATGATATTAACTGTTCTCATTTTTATGATCATTTTAATGGCACTTCTCTATTATTTTTACATCATAAGTCTACCTTCCAAAGAGTGTAATAATATGGACGCACTCTACAGTGCTTTAAATGGCAGCATTCGTTCTATAAATGAAGCCGACCCTAACTGTAACTATTTATTACGCGACTACTATATTAAATCTGCATACAATTGCTGCAGCGGTGGATCTTATAAAAATGATTTCGTAGAAACATGCGTTTTAAAAGATTTGTTAAAACAGGGTGTAAGAGGTCTAGATTTTGAAATATTTTCAATCGATGATAAACCCGTTGTCGCAACGTCGACAGTAGATAGTTACCATATCAAAGAGACTTATAATTCTATCGATTTTAGCGAGATAATGAACATTATTAGAGACTATGCCTTTGTTACTGCAACTGCACCCAATTCAAACGATCCTATTATTATTCATTTGCGCATTAAAAGCACAAATCAAAACATGTATAAGAATTTTGCCAAATTATTGGAAAACTATGATTCGTTGTTGCTTGGAAAAGAGTATAGCTATGAAAATCAGGGGCGAAATTTAGGAGGAGCTAAGTTGCTGAGTTTTGCAAAAAAGGTCATCATTATTGTAGACCGCTCGAATATTGCATTTTTAGAATGTCAGGAATTCTATGAATACGTGAACATGACGAGTAATTCTGTTTTTATGAGAGCATTGCATTATTATGATATTGCGTATACTCCCGATATCAACGAATTAATCGAGTATAATAAACAATGTATGACCATAGGTATGCCCGACAAAGGTTCAAATCCTGCAAATCCAAGTGGTATCGTCTTGAGAGAAACAGGGACACAAATGATGGCCATGAGATACCAATCGTTTGATAGCAATTTGGAAGAAAGTAATATGGTGTTCGATACAGGTGGGTACGCGTTC